AAAGAAACATCTCCTCCCAAAAAACCTGCACGACAGACTAAAAGATATATCAATGAGGTGACTACCTATATTAAAAATACTGATAAATGGAATGCTGCACAGAAATATGCAGAAGATCGTGGGTGGAAGTTTGAAGTCTGGACAGAAGATACTCTTAAGAGTCTAGGAATTAAAATATTAAGTGGTCCTGCGAAAGGCAAGAAGAAGTAGTATAAATAAAGGTATGGTAAGCATTAATAGATGGCATTTTGATAATTGTAAAAAGGTAAATAATGGCTTCATTGTTTGATACATTACAAGCGCAAGCATTCCGATCTGGAATTAGAGCAAGAACAGATCAATCAAGAAATTGGTTTCGTAAAAATGTTGCTAAATTGGGTGATGTAGATCGTCGTAGTCTTTTAAAAGATGATGCACTTGATCCTACAACAAAAGAAATAGCTGGTAACATGTACATGTACTTTTATGATCCAAAGCATAAAGCTACATTACCATATTATGATCGGTTCCCATTAATTATTATGGTCGAACCAGCGCCAGGTGGTTTCTATGGATTAAATTTACATTACTTAGCGCCAGGAGTACGAGCAAGATTTTTAGATGAGTTAATGAAGACTGCACCAAAAAAAGTTGGTGAAAATACTCGTCTAGCAAAAATGCGATATGATTTATTAAAAGGTGTAAAAAAATATAAAGAATTTCAACCTTGCTTTAAACACTATCTTACAAGCCAAATAAAAAGTCGTATGGTAAGAGTTCCGATGACTGAATGGGAAATTGCAATCTTCTTACCAACAGAGCAATTTAAGAAAGTTAAAGCAGAAACTGTTTGGAGATATTCTCGCAAACAATATACAGGTAAATAAAAAATATGTCAATCGATAATTTTAAAGCTACTATATCCAAAAGACAAGGCCTTGCAAAAACAAATCGCTTTTTGACAATTTTTACTCCGCCTACAGCAGCATTAGTAAATTTAAATCCACTTGATGTAGTCGGTCGGGTTGCTAATAGTACTTTTAATGCTAAGAGTCTTATAAGTGATCCAAGGGATATTGCATTTTTAACTGAATCATCACAAATACCTGGTCGTAGTCTTAATACATTAGATTTTGCTGCAGAAAAAGAAACAATTAAAATGCCTAATGGTTTTATTGATGATGATGTGACTTTTACATTCTATCTTACAAACGATTATTATATGAAAGATATGATGGAAACTTGGATGTCATCAATTGTTGATACAGAAAATTATACATTAGGTTATAAGAAAAATTATCAAACAGATATTATAATACAACAATTAAATTCTTTTGATAAAAACGTATATGGTGTTAAATTAATTAATGCATATCCAATAGCAATATCAGCACTGGCTCTCAATAACGAATCAGAGAATGCATTTCAAAGATTGCAAGTAACATTTGCATATGATAGATATATACCAGAAAATTTTATACAATCATCTATATCAGGTTTTATCTCAGCAATACCAAATGAGGCAATGAGATTATTACCAGATAAAGTATCAAATGGCTTGAAGAAGTTCGAAACAATTAGTTCATTATTTTAATATTATTAGGAGAATATTATGGCTTTACCAACGTTGAATGCTGCGAAGTATAGGACGATTATACCATCACTAGAAAAGGAAGTAGAATACAGACCTTACTTAGTAAAAGAAGAAAAGATCTTAATGATCGCAATGGAATCAAAAGATCAAGGACAAATATTAAGAGCTTTAAAAGATGTAATCAAAGCATGCGTGTTTGATGATATCGATGTAAATAAATTAGCAATGTTTGATTTAGAAGCGTTGTTTTTAAAGTTAAGAGGAAAGTCTGTTGGTGAAACGACAGAAATAAAAATTAAATGTGCACACTGTGAAGTTGAAAATGATCAATTAATTAATTTTGAAGAGATTAATATGCCAGTTGTGCAAAAGCAAAACAATGTTATCGCTCTTACTGATGATGTAGGTGTAACATTAGGTTATCCATCAGTAGGTGGATTAGAGAAGCAAGATCAAAAAGCAAGTAGTGTTGAGCAGGCAATGAATATGATTGTTGAATGCATTGAATCAATATATGATGCAAATAATGTTTATTCAGCAAAAGACGAAGGTGTAAAGGCAGTAAAAGAATTTGTTGATTCTTTAAATAGCGCACAGTTTAAAAAATTAACAGCGTACTTCGAAGAAATGCCAGCAGTAACCTATGATATGAAGTTTAATTGTATTAGTTGTGGTAAAGAAAATGAGATGGAGTTAAGAGGCTTCGACAATTTTTTTGGTTAGGCCTCTCTCACGATACCTTATATAACCACTATAAGACAAACTTTGCGATGATGCAGCATCATGGATATAGTCTAACTGAGTTAGACGCTATGGTGCCGTGGGAACGTGAAATATATGTTGCATTATTACAGGAACATATTAAAGAAGAAAACGAAAGACGTAAGAAGGAAACAAGGAAATGACAGAAGAAGAAAAAGCAGAAGTAAGTATGAGTCGTAAAGAATACGACGCATTGAAGGCAAAAGCCGACGGTGAAGATCCCACGACTGGAGGTCGATACGACCAAAGAGGCTTTAAAACTGTCGAAGGTATGGAAGATGTAGACCTCAATGGAGACGGTCATATATCAAATGGTGAGATGAAAATGCATTTAGAGTTCAAGAGAAAAGAACTTGAAGATGCAGATGCAATGAGAGATGCTCAACGTAAAATGACATGGTTTGCATTAGGTGGATTACTATTGTATCCATTTGCCGTTGTTCTTGCATCTCTGGCTGGATTAGATGAAGCTCAAAAAACACTAGGTAGTATGGCACCAACATATTTTGTAGCTGTTGCTGGTATTGTTGCTGCTTTCTTTGGTACACAAAACTTTGGGAAGAAAAAATAAAGGTATAAGTTATGGCAGATAAAAAAGATCCATTAGAGTTAAGTATGAAGCAATTAGCAGCAGGCTTTGGCGGCAAGGACTTGAAAGAAGGTGGTTCCGGCCAAGTTGCAATTGCAGAATTAGCTAAGACAATCGCAGAGCAAAATAAAATTGCTCAAGACAAAAAGACTGATGAAGAAAGAAATCAGTTATTAATGGATCTTGTGACATCGACTGAAAGAGGCGATAAGGAAGGAGAACAAAATTCATTAGAGCTAAGATCACGTTTTATTGCATCACAAGAAAGATTACAAGCTGCAATTGAATCTGGCAATCAAAATCAAATCGATTTAGAAACTTCTAATCAAGAAAGTATATTAGCTAGTGCTGAAACAGAAGAGCAACGACGAGAAGCTTCTAAGATGGCTGATAAACAGTCTGGTTTATTGGGTAAAATATCAAATGGTATTGGTGGATTAACTGGTTTTCTAAAAGATAATGCTGTTGCTGTTGGGGGTGGTTTATTAGCTGGCCTTGCGCTTTTTGCACCAGAGTTACTGGAAAAATTAGTTAAACGATTAGTTACAATATTATCAACTGCAATGGAAATTGTAAAAAAATTATTAGATGGTGATATTAATGGTGCTCTTGAAACTTTTGGCACAGAATGGAAAGCATTTACAGGTGCATTTATATTCTTCTTTGGTGGTAAAATTATAAAAGCTCTAAAAGGTGCGCATACTGCTTTTAAAGGAATGATGGCTGCAGTACAAACATATAAGATGTTTTTAGCTACAAGTTATGCTGGTAGTATGACAGCACACTTAAAAGATATGATGAAAAATCTTGGTAACACATTAATGAAGCCAATAAGATTTTTATTAAATATTGCTAAGGTATTTCGAGTATTTATGATGGCATCATTTATACCTGGTATGATAGCTGCATTTTCTGGAATGATAGCTGCAATTACGCCAATGCTAGTTGCACTAGCTCCGATTCTATTACCTATATTAGCAATTGCTGCAGTCTTTGGTTTAATATATCTTGCATTAGAAAAAATGCGAGAAGCAATGGGATTCACTTCTATCTTTGATGTAATGTTATTAGGTCTTGCATACTTAAAAGATGGATTTGGTCATATTGTAAATCTTATTGGCACAATTGTTAACTTTATTATGGGCCTCGTAGGTAAGTTTGCTAGCTTCCTTGGTTTTGAGATCGATATGCCTGATATTCCAAAAATGTCTACTGATAATGCTAAGAAAAAGAAAGGTGAGTTAGAAGAAAAAGCAGCATTAGCCGAATCAGAAGCAGCTGCCAAGAAAGCAAAACAAGATATAGATGCGGATCCACTAACATATGAAGTAGACGTAGTAGAACCACAATTATCTACGAATCCAACAAGGAGAAGCACAAGACGTGTACGTAAATCAGATAATAGTACTGGTGATAACTTAGCTGCAGATTCAACTACTAATGCTGCAATGCAAGAACAAGGGAGTGGTGGAAGTCAATCCGCTCCAGTCGTTATAAGTCAAAAGGGTGGCAATGTAACAAACAATACAACTAATACTGCGGTAAGATCTTACAAGCGTCCTCGAGCTTGGAATAGTTCTCAAATCACAAGTTCATTCGCATAGGAATAGAAAATGACTAAGCTATATGTATTTCCAGAATCTTTAAGAGAAAAATCTAATTCGGTTAAAGGTTTTCCACACGTATCATTTGAAATGGTACAAAGGGCTATGCCCGAAGCCACAAAGATTCATTTATATGTTCCATCTGGATTTACAGTTCCAGATGGTGCATCGTATGGCACAATCAATTTAAATGAAATTGGTTCAAGTGAAGCTGAGGTAAAAGAAACCGATACAAGAGATTTAGCTAACTTAAAACTTGGTGGTGCATTAGATGCTACAGGATTAGGTGCATTAACGCCAGCTGCTCAAAAAGAAGCAATCGCGAAAGGTATTGCAATTAATCCTAATACTGCTGTTCAATTTGAAACAGTATCATTAAGAACATTTGAATTTAGTTTTAAAATGGTATCTGAATCTGCAAAGGAAGCACAACAAATATTTCTTATTGAAAACTTATTCCGTAAAGCATTATATCCGACACGCCAAGGCGCACTACTTAAATATCCTCCAACGTTTAAAATAAAGTTTTTACATGGTGATCAAGTAAACGGGTTTATGCCACGTATAATGGAATCATATTTAGTAAGCTTGAATACAACATACAATGCAAGCTCTAATATGTATCATGCAGATGGATCACCATCTGAGGTCGATATATCTATGTCATTCCAAGAAACAGAACTTATTACTCGTGAAAAATTATATGGATCTGGGGGTGGTATATCTAGTCCTGGATCTGAATTTGAATTAGACTCTATAGAAAGTGAAATACAAAATAGAGTAAATTCATTAGAAAGCGAAATAAAAAATAGAGCAAATGAAGCAGTAGCTGGTTTTAGTAGTGCAATAAATAATATTGCTAGTCGATTTAAACTATAGGAGATATAATGTTTTTTAGTCAATTTCCATCAGTCGCTTATGATTTTAATCGTACTGGTACAGTAGACCGTATGGTCGACATATTCCGTGCTATACGTCCTGAAACATTACAAGAATTAGATAACGTTACGGTTTATAAAGATTTCGAAATCATTAATGGCATGCGACCAGATGTCTTATCTCAAAAACTATATGGCACTCCAGATTTTTATTGGACATTTTTTATTATTAATGATTTTTTACATGATGGTCTTCAGGTATGGCCAATGAGCGAAAGTTCACTTCGAAAATATATTGAAGCAAATTATTCTGGTAAAGCATTATGTTTTAAACCAGAGGTTGATGAAGATAGTGATGGAATAGCTCAAGGAACAAAAAATTCTGTTGCTGGTATTCTAAAATTAGGTGAACTTATTTACGGTGGCACTTCAGGGTCGATTGGTAGACTTGTTCGTAAAGATGCAGATTTAAATGAAATTATACTTCAAGATGTTGTACCAGGAATTGTAGGAACTGATCCATATAGTGGAGCAGTTGATAACAATATTGTTGGTGGAAGCTTCAGAGATGATGAATTTTTAAGTGCATCGGAAACTCAATTAGATAGTGAAACACTATATTCCTTACAAGTTAATAAAGTCTATGATTACGCAAGCGCTCCAGCATATTATTATGAAAATGGAGATCCTGATAAAAGACCTATTACTAATAGCGATGGTATTGCATCTTTATTAAACGTGTATTCTGATGTTCAATGGGATCGTAATCTTCAAAGAAAAATTAGTGGTGGTTTTCAGCTTGAAAACTTTGGTGAAGTAAGTAGTCCTATTCACTCTAATGCAATTTACGCATCGCCTTTAGTATATAGTGGTGGATATGCTGATGCTTATGGAGATGAGAATCTAAGAGCTGGATATCAAAATAATGTAGTTATAACTGGTGGTGTAGCGTATGTTACGAATGAACAACACCTACGTAACTTAAATGATCAACGATCTAAAATAAAAATCATTGATCCCGCATATATAACAACCTTTGTTGAAGAGTTTGAGAATATTTTAAATGCCTAAATTTAATTCAAAGACTGACGGTAATCGTACAGTATCTCCTGATGGTTACGATGTTTATTCAATACATGTTACGCTTTTAAATGGTAACGTGGTTGATATAAAAGGTCTTGTTCAAGAAATAGAAATAGTCGAAAGCTTACATAGATCATCTATACAAGTAATGCTACGGTTATATGATGCGACAAACTTTTTAGAAAATAGTCATTTAATAAGTGGCGAAAAATTAAATATAAAATTACGTAGAACTACAAACACAAAAGATTCATTTTCTGAGTCTCGAGATAAATTTGATATTGAAGTTTATATTGCAGCTATTACAGGTCATAGTAATCCTAAACCAGGTCTTCAAGCGTATTCATTAGAATGTGTATCTGAGCATGCAATGGTGAGTAATACTAAAAGTCTTAATCGATCTTTTAATGGTATTATTAGCCAGTTAGTTAATAATATTTTTACGAATGATCTTGGCTTAAAAGTTGATACCGACTTTGAATCTAAAAATATATCTGACTCTACTGATAATATAAAAGGTATATATCCAAACCTTTCGCCATTAGAAGTTTTAACTTGGTTAACTCGAAATTCTTCTAATGATGGAACTCCTTACTTTTTTTATGAAACAATACAAGGCGGATTACATTTTAAATCATATAATGATATGATTGCAGAACCGTTATACCGATCGTATAATGATGCTGCATTTAATCAAGCTAAACCGAATACACCTGAGCATTATAAAGAACTAGAAAAGAAAATTTTAAATTTAAATTCTGATTTAAATCGATCAATATATAATTCTATTGATAGCGGTGCATATAGCTCACAACTTCATACAATCGATATTGCGACAAAAAAATATAAGCAAACACAATTTACATATAACAACACACATAAAGTAGATGCTAATATTCCGTTTAGTAAGCAAACCGAGTTTGATAATAAGAAAATAAATGAATTTACATCAAATAAAGAATATCATATTTCTTTAAATTCAAAAGCATTTAGTAAGGATATGAATTATCATAAGCCTACTACTAATTCTTTATTAAATAAACAATCATACTATAATAATTTAAGCTTTATGGGCTTAGACATGGAAATATATGGTGACTTTAATATATCAGTTGGAAAAAAGGTTGGGATTATAATACCAAAACCAGATGATAATCAAAGCGGTGCTAGAGCTGGTAAAAGAATAGTCGATAAATATATTGGTGGTGCATATATTGTAACTTCTATATCACATTTCTTTTCTCCTACAGATTATAGATGTAGTGTTGGTTTACAAAAAGATAGCTTAAGCTTTGATTTAGATTCGGATATAGAAATTGGTAAAAGTTCTAATCGCAATAAAACTCGTAAACGTAGTCGACGTGGATCAAGAAGGTAAATTATGAATAGGAACAGTGATGCATTTATAGGAGGAAACTTTAGTTGGTTTACGGGTGTCGTAGAAGATATAAACGATCCTGAAAAACTAGGGCGAGTTCGAATACGAGCTTTTGGTTATCATACTGAAAGTCTAGTTGATATTAAAACAGAAGCATTACCATGGGCAACAGTCATGGGACCTACAAACTCTGCTAATATATCTGGTATAGGTACAACTACTCATGGTTTAGTAAATGGTTCGTGGGCAGTAGGATTCTTTCGTGATGGTTTGAGCGCACAAGACCCGATTATTATGGGAACAGTTGGATCGACATACGACGAAAAACCAAAAACAAAAGTTGGGTTTTCTGATCCTTCCGGAACATATCCAAAACTACAAGGGGAAGAAGAGACTTACGTAGATACTAACCTGTTAGCACGTGGTACGAATACTATTACACGAGAACTTGATACTGTAAGTGAAGAACCTGCGACAAAATATGCTGCAGTCTATCCAAATAATAAAGTAACACAAACAACATCTGGTCATATTATTGAAATAGATGATACGCCAGGTGCCGAAAGAATTAATGTAAGACATCGCTCTGGTACATTCGTAGAGATACATCCTAATGGTGATGTTGTACAAAATAATGGTAACCGATTCCAAATAACGACTGGTAATGATAATGTTCATATAACGGGTGTTTGTAATTTAACTATTGATTCACATTGTAATACAACAATCGGAGGTGATTGGAATATTAATGTTACTGGTAATAAAAACGAAACAATTGGTGGTAACGTAACAGAAGAAGTCGGGGGTAATGTAGAAGAAACTGTTGGCGGTGATGTAACAGAAGAAGTCGGGGGTAATGTAGAAGAAACTGTTGGCGGTGATGTAACTGAAACTTATACCGGTAGTCAAACAACAAGTGCAGCATCAATGGATATTAATGGTGGTAGCGAAATCGATATGGATGCTGGAACAATTAATCTAAACTAGGAAATAATATGCCAGGAATTACAAGAGTAGGAGATAAACATCAGGGACATGCAAGTCCCACCCCCAATCCGTTTCATAAGACTTCTTATGCATCTGGTTCTCCTAATGTATTTGTAAATGGAAAGGCTGCAATAAGACAAGGGGACGCTACAGGTTGTGGAGATAAGGCGGTAGGTAAAAGCAGTAGAGTAATTGTAAATGGTAAAGGTGTTCATCGTATTGGTGATTCAACAAGTGGTCATGGTAGCTGGGTTCCTAGTGCTTCGGCACAAGGCTCAGGAAATGTAATTGCGGGGTGATAAATGGCTAAACCAAATTATGCATCTTTATTAGCACAAATAGCAGCAGAAACAGATCCTACTGCTAAACAGATTTTAATCGATCAATGT